CGGGTCTTACCTTTACACCAGGATCAGTATATTTCCTCGCAGCAGAAGAAGGTTCTCTCACAGTACAACCACCGAATACAGTGAATCAAGTTAGAAAGCCGATGATGGTTGCTATCACACCAACATCTGGTATTGTACAAAATTATGTCGGTTTGTTGGTCAATACCAATACAGACACAGGCACAAGCATTCTTATTCCTGAGAGCGGATCTGGATTCAAGAATAAGTTGATAAATGGAAATTTCGATTTCTGGCAAAGAGGCACGACGTTCTCATACAGAAATCCAACATCAGAATCAGACAGATATAATGCAGATCGTTGGAAGTTGGTTAATAGTGGCGGAAGTACCGCAGATCGACTAAACATTTCAACAAATCGTAGTTCATTGGCTCTTGGAGATCTTGCAGATTCATCTGCGTATTCTAGATACGCAATGCAAATGCAAATTGGAACTGGTGGATATACGGCTGGAAGCCAAACGTATCTGTTCCAACGAGTTGAAGGAATAGAACACTTCCCATCTGGATATGCAACTATCTCTTTCTATGCAAAGGCTTCAGTAGCAAATGCACGATTGGGTGTTTCATTCAGACGTGATTTTGGTGGTGGAACTGCACCAGACTATGCAACTACGGGTGTTGAACCAAACTCCCAAAAGGAACCTGGTTTCACTATGGTTCTCCCAACACGATGGACTCGATTTAGCCACACATTTGCACTACCCGACTCATCTAATGGATTGATCGGATCGTGTGGTAATGACGGTCCGGAAATACGCTTCTTTGTTCGTGCGGGTTCAGATTTGGTTGGCGAAGACGTAACAGAAGCAATCAATCCAAATTTGGCTGGCGTGAACGATTATTCAATCTATCTTGCACAAGTTCAGTTTGAGTATGGTCAAAATGCATCGCCGTTTGAGTTGAACGACAAGACAACTGAACTAAACAGATGCAAGAGATATTACCAAACGACAAATGTGAACACGCCATTTAGAGGTTTTACTGCTGGATCATCTTTGATCACATCGGATCCAGACAGTATTTTCATACCAAATTTTAGCAAATATGATGTTCGATATCCGATTGATATTAGAAATGGGACATCATCCACGGTTGATATAAAGGAAGATGGTACATCTTCGTTCGATATGCCTGTTAAATCCAATAAGGGCTTCCGTGGAACAAGAAGTGTGATTGGGGACAGATTTATAAATTATCAAGTGGAATCCGAACTATAAGAGGAATACAATGGGTAGTAGCGCGTTTGATCCAGTAGCATTAGCCGATACACGATCTGTCAAGAATAAGATTACTCATGCTGGTATTACAGGTGAAGTTTTATCTGTTGGAGATGTAGTTCGATGGGATCCCGTTACTGATTTATACATGCTTGCAAAAGCAAACTCTCAAAACAATGCAAATTTCTTGGGAGTCATCGAATCTATAAATGCTACAGATTTCTCCATTGTATATTCTGGAGAAATATCGCTTCCCGATTCGTTAATGTCTACGATTAGCGGATCGACTGGATCATACATTCTGTATCTCTCCGATACCAACGCAGGAAAGTTGACAACAACTGCGCCGACTTCACCCGGAAGTGTGATCAAACCAGTTATCATAATTTCTAGTACAGGCGTTGATGGCAGTGGGATAAATCAGATTGATGGTGTTGTTGTAAATACGGCGGGTGATGTTATTGTCGGAGACTCGGCAGTTGATATCAGCGATATACAACCCGTTGGTTCCATTCTTGCTTTTGCAGGAACAACCCATGATATTCCAGATGGTTGGTCTATCTGCGATGGCGGGTTTTTAAATATCACCACATATTCCGATTTATACGCTGCTCTCAATGATGGGCAGTTGTATGGATTTATTCAAGGTATGACTCTTAACAAACTAGCGGGGACACAAGCCCTCAATGCCAGTAATGTGATAGGTCGAACATTTTATGTGTCTAAGGCAGGAATTGATGGACAAATAGAATGCACAATTCTTGCAGGAACACCAAATGCGGATGGTACCGTAGTGACTGGAGTCAGCGCATTTGTTAATCCGTTATTTGTAGATGGATCAAATATTGGCAGACACCACGATAATCAACTTGCAAACGGTGATTCCATTCGTATTGATGATATTGATTCAGTTTACACGGTAGTGAGTCCAACAAAAACAGAATTCAAGAAACCAGATTTGAGAGCAAGGTTCATCATTGGCGATTCTCGGGGTATCACGGGTCTTGTTAATTCTGCATTCAACAACTATACAGTTGGAACATTTGGTGGAGAAGAAGAACACACTCTTAGTACAGATGAGATACCAATCCACAGTCACGGATTATCATTATCATCATTCATCACCACATCGGGTCCTATCGGTGTTTCGTTCAATCTCGTTACAAATCAAGTAGGCGGACATAAACACCCCAACGTAGATATTGAAAGACAAAAAGCCTTTGCTTCTGGTTCTGGTCAACACGATGTTTTTGTCCATAAACCTGGTGTTCCATCACAATTAGCCGAAGCGGGGGCGCATAACCATACCGTCAACGGAACTATAAACATAAGTGCAAATGGGCTTACGCCAACTGTTGCTGGAACCATCGGAAATGCTGGTGCTAATGGCGCACACAACAATGTTCCACAACACATGGTTGCCGTTTGGATCATCAAAACCAGAAAAGACTCAGTTGCGAAAATCTATCGCCTTGGTCCGTCTGGTGGTGGAGCAATCATTGCAAAGAATACTGCTAAGAGATGGGCAAGAGCATCATCTGGTGCTGGTTGTACAGTAGACATCTCTTATGGCAGTGGAACATGGACTGTATCAAGGTTGGGAACAGGGGATTATCGTTTCACCCACGATATGTTAGCAGAACTAGGAACCGCAGATCAAGAAAAATACATAGTTGAAGCAACTGTGATTAAAAATGGATCTGGTGCCACACAGATGTTCTTGGCAAATCCATATAGTCTTCAAGGTCTTACATTTGGTGTTAGGGTCTACGATATTATGGGTGCAACATTCAGCGACAATTTCCAGTATCTAAGCCTCACCATATACGGTGGTGGCACAGCACTATAAGGATTCATAAATGGGCGAGTTTTCGGCACATAGAGTAACTCTTGGGGCTGGTGAAAAACCAGTCATCGCAACAAGTATAAACCTGTATGTTTCTACTACAGGTGATGATGTGCTTAATAGCGGAATCGAACAAGATTCTCCATTTAGAACACCACAAAGAGCATTGCAATTTTTAGCCGACAAGATTATCTCAGAGGCTGGATTTGTAAGTATTAACTTTGCTGCTGGTATATACGACCTTGATGAGGTGTTGCAAGTTGATCACCCCCAAGGTGAAAGAATTGCTCTTCTTGGAAGTCCATGTCAACTTTTAAGATTAAAATACGTCGATTATTATAAAACACGCGGATATACTGCTGCTGGATTGTCCGGTTACTTCAGTGGAGTCCTCCATGGTATAACCATGGCTTGCTGCTATGCAACAACCACAGGATCAGGATATAGTTCCATAACGGAATCGGCTCCTCTAGCATCACAATTTACAGTTCCTGGTTGTGGAGTCATCATTGAAGACTACACATTAACTTTTAATGGCGATTACAATCCAGCATTCTTTTACGCATCATATCCATATGAGTTCAGAAATAACATAGCAAGGCAAGCATCAATATTAGGATGCCACAAGTTAGTTGCTGCTGGCACAACAAATGGTTCATCTCCACCAGTTGGGAAGTTGGCTATTGAGTCTTCTATTAGAGACAATTGGTTTACTGTTCCAATGCCATTGGCAAATACAGGCGGAAATACTGCTCAAGTATGGACGCGATTCTATGGAAATGGCTATCGCGGAAACATGTATGATACTGGTTCTTTGACTGATGCACAGGTTGTGGACAACAATATTAACGGTGTGAATTCTTGGCTAACAAACGCAACAAGCGTCAGACAGTTTGTGATGAGCAGCATTCCTATTGGATACTATGGTTCGATTGCATCAAATGGTAATCCAATTGGAGCAACATCAAACTTCCGAGGAATAACATTCCCTGTCAATAGTCCTGCTGGTGTTTGCGCGGCTTATACAAAACAAAAAATTGATGGTAGCGGAGATAATACAGGAGTTTGGTTTACTGCTACTGGACCCGCAGGAAGTCTTCTCAATGATGCCGTTCGATTTGGACCAAACTATCACTCCTATAGTGTAAATGTGAGTGGCACTAGCGGAGAAGGTTTTTCTGCTGGTTGGAAGACAGTAAACTCAAACGATGTAACTGTAAAGATCATTCCAACTGTATTCCGCAGAAATGGAACAATCCTAACAGTAAAATCTGGTGGTCTACGAAAAATTCAAAACATCTTCTTTGATGGAAAGTCTCAAGGGTTTCACTACAACTTGATTGGTACTGGACAATACACTACTTCTGGTTATAGTAATAAAGCGGGATTGTATGCAACTGGTTCTAAATTGGGCGAACAAGTTGAAAATGAACCAGTGGGTCTTGGGTTAGGGTTATTCCGCAATGTTGGGTTTAAAGATTTCCATGTTGGTGTTTATTGTGATAGAAGCACTAGTGCAAATCTAAATCGTGTTGTGGTCAGTAACTGTTCTTATGGGGTGATATCAAACCATTCGTCATATGTAAAATTATTTGGTAGTGTATGTACAGGATCTGTGCATGGTTTCTGTGCATTCAATGGGTCTACCATCACCACAGATAAGTGTTTCTCTGCACTCAGTGGTCAATCCATAACAGAACTAAAATTGAAAGATAATATTGGTTCAACTTTTGATTTCTCGGAATCATCTTTCAATCCAGGACAAACGTACTCAACGCCAGATGGAAAAATTAGAGGAACGGTATATCATTGGGATGTGACAGAAAAAACTTTATCCATAGCAATTAGAACTGGTGCTTTGGAAGGTAGACCAGGTACAGTCTGGACGGGAGCATTCTAATGGGATTAGGTGGACCACTAGAGTATGAAGGCGGAAGTTCCAACGGTGAACAAGAAGAAATTATCATAGGGGGTAGTGGCTCTTCATCGGGTGAAGAGGGAACCAACCCAGTGCTTGATCCCGGTGGTGATGCTGTTTCTCAAGGAATTGCTCCTACTTCGTATGACTATCAGATAGTAGGTCAGAATGCTGCTGTTGGTGGCTCTTATGTTGCTTTACAAAACAGCAATCTAACAGCAAATGGATCTGTTGCAGTATTGTCGCGTTTATGCTCATATCTGGTTGCAAATACATCAAGTGCAAAACTAAATGCTTGTGCAGCCTATGTTGGAAACTTTGGATATGCAGCATCAAAAACTTCCAGTATTGATGTCGTCTCATCCGTGTCTTCTATTCATAAGTTTAACTATTATGCTGGTTCGGGGTCATCAATCTCCACGAAATATAGTCAATCCATATTCCCAATGGATTTTAGTCAATATGCAGCATTCAATGGGTCTATCACAAACGTTGAGTTTGAAACGGCAATTCGTTGGTGGGATGATGATGCTGGTGCCAATGCAACACACTTTGGTAGCGTTGCTAGTTCATATATTCAAAATTCATCAACACAACTATCAACATTGACTCTTTCAGCAGGGTTTTCTGGATCTGGAATTGTGGGAACACAACCATTGAGATTTATTTGGTCTGAGTACTATACTCCCGTTTCTCAAATAGGAAATGTGTCTACAAGTCTTGGTGCTGGAGGCTATGCAAGTTACAACTACGTTCCGTTTGCACATTCAGCAGATTTTTCAAATATAGTTGGGACTTCAACACCTTTTGCCACGGTATCGGTTATGAATTTATTGCCCCCATTATTCGGAATCATCACATACAGAAATAACTATCAATCAGTAAAACCGCCAACATATATGAAACAACCAGAAGATGGATCGGGTGCTACGGGAACAGGAAATCTATATTATACATCATCATATAGTTTGGCAACATTGGTAAGCAACGGATTCAGCATTTGAGGAAATCATGGCTTTTAGACTAGTCACACTTAATCAATACGGAAAGATCACCCGAATATATCCAAAAGCGTATACCGATTTTGATATTCCTGAGTTTGGTGATATTCTCAATAGAAGACTATATGCTTACATCGATGAAGCATATTTACCAACTGGAGATGAACTCTCTGCTTTAGAAAATGCTATAGCACCAGCCGAAGACTTTAACATTGATGGATCAAGAATAATTCAGAATATAGAACGTGATACTTATTATGATCCAAGAGTTGAAGTTATTCTTGGTATGCAGAATCCATACCCATACTTGTCATTCAACTCACCAATCGTTCAAGACATAACAAAAACTACTGTTGTTTACAACACAAGCAGTTCAACCACAAAACCAACACACTCATCCACAGTTAAGAAATTTGGCACATCATCCGGAAAGTTTACGCGGGATGGTGGTGGTGCTACAGGTGGATTTGTTTATGTTACAAATCTCGTAAAAAGATCTAGAACTGGAACGACTGCTCCCCACAACATGCTCGGTGCAGGAAATACCAGCAATGCATATTCTAGTTATGGATTTGAGATGTTTTTCTACCCAACGAGTTTAGCAAATAATTTTACGCTAATACAAAAGGGAACTGATGGCGCATCTGCAAATTGGAAGTTGTCATATGACAGCAGCGGAACTCAACTTCAATTTGTATGGCAAATAAATGGAACGACTTCAGGGTTCAATCAAACACAAAATATCGTTAACTCAGCCGGAATAAGTTTAAATGCTTGGAATCATGTTGCAGTATCTCTAATCAAAACCAACGCATCCGGTTCTAGTTATGACATTAGTGCATATTTCAATAACATAAAGAAATTTACTGTTAGTGGTGGATTTACTTTAATTCCTGAGAACACCAATACGTCCGGGCTTTATATCGGAAACAACCATAGCGGCTCCGAATCTTTTAATGGGTATATTGACTCTTTGCGAGTCTTTGATGCAGACAACACGGGCGGATTTATTTCTGCTTACGGCTTCTATCCATATGGCGGAAACACACTCACAGGAGTTCCAACTCTTGCAGGATTTACACATCAGTCACAAGACATTTGCTTTGTAATGAACTTCAACAACCTTGATGGGTATGATGCTTTCTTTGCAGAAAGCACAGATTATTTGGTTGGAATAGTTTCTAGAATGACGGATCTCACTTTCCTCCCAGGAGGAACTGTTGGTCTTGCAACTACCGCTAGTGTTGGCGTTCGTGATGTCTATCGTTATCAACGTGGTTTGAGTGGGGCAACCGCATATACCGATGCCACAGGCTTCTCTCTTGCGTATGGTCCAATCTCAAGAAGATACTTTAATCCGTTCCCATTAGGAACAACTTTGGGAAATGCTGTTGATTATGATTATTCTTTCAATCTGATATCAATTACAGATAGCGGATTGACTCTTCAAGATTTCATCAATCACTATAACACCAACGTCAAGTTTGAAAACATGCTTGAACGATCTGAACTCATTCAAGGTGCTTGTGGTAATCGTGGTTCGTGTGGTAATGCTTTTGATACTCTTTTAGGCAAAAATCCATTTGGTAGATTATTCTCAAGCGGCGATTCATATGGATTTTCAGCAGGAGCATACAATTCGCTGTTCATAAATCCATTTGATACCAATACGTTAAACTACATTTTGACTAGTGGATTGCTTGCAACTCAAGGAATATGCTTGTCGAGTTATAGATTTACCGATGGATTGAATTTTGATAGAGTGTTAACTGCTCAACAAATAAGTAATCTTCGTCTTGATTTGCTTGATTACTATGCTCGACTTGATGAGAAATATAGATCCGTTAAACGAGAAATTGCAGCGGCAACAACGAAGAGTGGTGTTAAAAATGGAAAGACTAGTGGTGGTACGAAGAACTTACCATTTGCATCAGAGGAACCAGAAGCACTTGGACCATGATAACTGGATTTAAGCGTATTGGTGATATCTTTATTATTGATGGAGAAGTTTTCTCCGTTAAAGATGTTCAAGCAATATTTTCGGAATACGTTGTAGAAGATGTTATTCATTATTACGATGGCAAGAAACATTATAAATCTAACGGGTTGAATCAAGTTGGCTTGAATATTCCATATATCCTTGGCGAGAACATTTTAAAAAATAAAGCACAGATAAAACTCTGCAAACAGCAGAGAGAGATAGACGAAAAGCATATTGAACATCTTCGAAATGCTAGGAGGTAGAAATGGCAATAACATCACGCGAAGATCTCAAAGACTATGCCCTTCGTCGGCTTGGCTTTCCCGTCATTGAAATAAATGTCGATGATGCTCAAGTTGAAGATCGCATTGATGATGCCATTCAATTCTTCTCCGAATATCACTTCGATGGTGTCGAAGAAGTCTATGTCCCTTACATCATTACTCAGACAGATATAAACAACAAATACATTAACACAAATAGTATCACCACAGGTTCTAGTGGCGGTAATATCATTAGTGTCACAAAGATTTTTATTGTTGATCAAGCCGTTCAAAGCGGAATGTTTAGTGTTCAATATCAGTTGATGCTCAACGATTACTTTAACGGATTCCTTACAGGCACATCAAACTTGTCCTACTACGACACAACCAAGCAGTATCTCTCGTTGTTACAACAATTCTTGAGTCCCGAGAAAAGTATAAGTTTTAGTCGAGTCACCAATAAACTCAAGATAAACACAGATTGGTCTGAGTCTCTTCAGGTTGGCGACAAGATACTAGTTCAAGCCTATGTTGCATTGAATCCAGAAACTTATCCTGAGATATACAACGATATTCTCCTGAAGCAATATGTCACAGCACTCATTAAACGACAATGGGCAGCCAATCTAAGTAAGTTCTCAAATATTGCATTGCCTGGTGGAATGCAGTTTGATGCTCGCGACATGTACAACGATGCGATGGTGGAACTTACCAAGATTGAGGATACTGTGCAAAGCAAGTACGAACTACCAACGGATTTCATGGTGGGCTGATGGCACGAAATAATTACTTCAAAGTCTCGTCTCGCGAATCTGATTTGTTTGAGCAACTTGTTGTTGAACAGATCAAGATCTATGGCTTTGATGTGCATTATATCTTCCGCAAGTTTCAAAATCTAGACAATCTCTTTGGTGAAGATCCTGTATCTAAATTTACCAAAAGTTTTCAGGTGGAAATGTTTGTTTCCAATTACGAGTTCTTTGAATCTCAGAACAAGTTGATGGATAAGTTTGGAATCAACATACAAGATTCTGTTAATTTGATGGTTTCCAAGAAAAGATTTTCTGAGGAAGCCGCGAGGTATGGAACCGACACATCCCCACAAGAAGGCGATCTTATCTATTTCCCTGAGTATGGTGGTCTATATGAAGTGAAATATGTTGGTAGCAGAAATTCATTCTTTGCATATGAACTTTCATGCGAACTCTTTAGATACTCTGGTGAGCAGATGGATACCGAGATCAAAGAGGTTGATGATGTCGAAACTCAACTTGTCACCAATGTTAGAGAGTTTACAATCAGCGGTGTTTGTGGTGCGTTTTACGAAGGAGAGAAGATATATCAAGGTTCGTGTCTTGGTTCCGCATCTTGGACTGCAACTATTCTTAACTTTAACTCTCTCGTTAATACCGTTCAAGTTCATACTGAAACAGGAACACCGTCAACATTGGCACGACTCAGAGGAGAGCAATCAAATGCATCCGCTGATTATGAAACCATCACCACAACTGAAAAGAAGTATATCAATGCTAATCTTGATGATGGTGGTGATATAGAAAAGGAACGCGCCAAGTTGGACATAATTGATTTCACTGACAAAGATCCTTTCAGTGAGGGCAACTACTGATGTTTCGCTATTTCTATCATGGCAGCATTCGAAAATTGGTAGTTGCATTCGGCTCGTTGTTCAATGAGATATACATCTCACGCAAAGAGGCTGATGGCACAGAACAAAAGAAGATAAAGGTTCCGATCTCGTATGGACCAAAGGAAAAGTTTGTCCGCAAAATCAAGGAACTTGATGAAGCAGACCCTGCAAGAAAGAGTTTCGAAAACATCCTCCCAAGAATGTCATTTGAAATCTCTTCGATGGTTTACGACAACAACAGAAAACTCAATAGTCTGAACAAGGTATATTCAGTCAGAGATGAAAACGATAGTACGATATCCTATGCTTATAGTGAAGTTCCATACAATATAGAGTTTACCTTAAACATAATGAATAGGAATATTGATGATGGATATCAGATCATAGAGCAGATATTGCCCTATTTCACCCCCGACTTCACTATAAGCATGAACTTTACAGAACTAGATAGAAAAGTGGATGTGCCAATCATTCTTTCTTCGATTAATAGCGTTGAGGATTACGAAGGCGACTTGAACGAACGAAGATTGATTACACACTCGTTAATTTTTCAGACAAAGTCTTATATTTTCGGACCAGTAAGAACCTCTGGTCTCATTCGCGAAATTGATCTAACCTTTAGAGAACTAACGGACGAGTAAATGTCATCAACAGCAGAAAGAAATCTGGATGGATTCTTAAATCAGTATCGTATCATCACGATTGCTACTGAATCTGCTGATTTGACCACCGCAAATACGATAAAGAAGATACGAATTACAGTTGAACAGAAAGAAATCACACCCGAGATTTTTTTCAGCAGAAGCATTATTCCGTATTTCGCTCCAACAGAAAATCGCAACTCATTCACTACTTCTCTTACTGGTGTGGGAGATGGATTGACTTTTGAACACAGCAGATTCTTTGCTGGTCTTACATATCTCCAAAGTTTAGGTCATGAAGTTCTTTATGACGCAGATCAATTAAGAGAAGCAGAATTTTGCACTATAGGATATTCATCTTCATATGGGGCTTTCAAACCTCTCTACGACAATACAAATATCCTTCTACAGTACCCACAGTTTTACAGCATTACGGGTTCAAATCAACCAGTCGGAATAACGGCATTCACTGGTGTTACCCTGAAGGGTTCGTCTGCTGGAACATACACCATAGTAAACTTTGGTGGAGTTCTCTCACCATTTCAATTACTTGAAAACCCATCAGTTCTTGGTCTTACACACAGCAATGGATTACCAACTGCAACGCTAGACTCTCCGCTATACTTCGGTCTAT